CCTCGTACTTGTGACGCATCGCGCCCGGGAGCTTCATCTGTGTGAGAGAGGTGATGTAAGAGCGTGTCTTCACGCCGAACTTCCCACCCGGAAGCGGGAAGAGAAATGTGAAAGCACAGAAGTCATCGCCCTGCGAGAGGTCAGCACCCAGAGCACACGGCATCTCCCAGAATTTGCGCGGGCGATGCACGAGCGTGTCCTCGTATGTGAAGAAGTACGTGTACCCCTCCATCGGAATGCCGAAGCGCTTGGCCAGAATGTCGTTCCTGGACGCAGGCGCCTTCTCTGCTCGTTCTACATCAAGCTGATAAGTCTCGTAGGTGACGGTCAGTCCGAGGTTTGGGTTGGCCTTGACCCACATGGCGGGGTCACCTACCTCCTCGAGCTCATCCAGCTTGTAGTGCCAGATCGAAACGTGGGGTGCTGAGTACTCGCCCTTCAGAATATCGGCAAGTTCCAGCTTGATGGTGTCACCCGAGCCGTTTCGAACGGTTCCCTCGGAACTGATTGCGACGATGAGGTAGTCATCGAGCTTGGAGGCTCCCTGCTCTACCGCACCAACGACGTCCTCACGGAGATCGCCGGAAAGCCATTCGTCAATGGTCGAGATCTTCGGACGAAGACCCTGAAGCTTGTTGATCGCCATCGGTCGGATCTCAAGGATCGACCCAGTCAGGAAGTTCTCCACGCCCTTCTTGGTTGACGCGAGCTTCACACGGTTGGCCCGAGAGCCGGTGGTGTTCTGCAGCGAACCTTCGGTCAGGAACTTGAAGAGCGGCCCACGCGCGCGGGTGATAGCGGTGCGGAAAGGTGACATGACCTCGTCCGCCTGCTTCATTGTAGGCGCGGTGGTGATCTGGTGAGTCGTCGTTGTGTCCACGTTCAAGAAATAGCTCTGGATGCACGAACCGTACATCGACTTGGCTGCTCCTCGAGCGACGATCAGGTACTGCTTCGTGGTGAGACGCTTCTTGATCGTCTTGGTGACGTAAGAGCCGCCCTTCCCTTCCTTGCCCGGAACGTAAACGCTACGGTCGACGAAGTAGTACCAGCCGAAGATCTGCTCGGCCCACAGTTTGAAGCTAGGCAGGAGGTAGAGGTCGGTTCCGTCGGTGAGAGTTAGTTCACTCTCACAATATCGAACCCACCCCTCCACGGCCTCGTCGTCGTAGTAGATGTTCGGGTTGGCAATGAGCGCGTCGATGCGGTTCATCTCTAGCGTGATCTCGCGGTTGACTGGGATCTCGCCCGCAATGACCTTCGCCCGGAACTGGTAGTAGTACCGCGGCGTCGCCTTGTTCGACAGACTCATGTGCCCTCCCTTCTACGCCAGCTTCTTGGCGATGCTCGCTGCGATTGCGATGCCCGCCGGGGACTTCGCGAACTTGTAGACGTCATGACCGGTCTTGCCGACCTTGACCGCCTTCTTCGCGTACTTCTCGCCCTTGTCGATCTTCGCCGAGACCGTCTGGTCCTTGGGCTTCGACGACAGAGTCGAGTACTGCTTCTCGAGGTTCATCCGAGTGACGAGATCCTGCAGCTCCTTGTTGCTGAGCGCGTGAGTGCCACTCTTCTTGGCCCGCTGAGCGGAGACCTTGGCGTTGATCGCGTCAGGGTGAGCCGGAATGCTCTTGCCTCCCACGACCTTGACCTTGCCGCCAGGCTTCTTCTGCGTGGCGACGGTCTGTCCGGCCGGAGTACGGTCCCGACGAACGCCCCACTTCATGCCCTTGATTCCGACATGCTCGAGAAATGCCTCGACGTCCGCGTCGTTGTGCTTGAGCTCGGCCTCAGCGGCCTCGAGAACGAAGCCGTTGTCGTCGAGCTTCAGGTTGATGACCAGGTCGGGCTCGGTCGCATCTGCGTGCTTGACGCTCTTGCTCTGAACCACGATCCGCGGGTTGATTGGGTGGTCGACGTACACAGCCACCTTGTCGCCCGTTGGGCTCGACCCGTGAACCTCCTTGACGGCCTTGGTGTAGGCCTCGGACGCCAGCTTCGCGTACTCCTTGTGGTACTGAGCCTGAAGCTTGGGGTTCTCGTAGAGGTTCTTGTCCTTGTACTTCGGGTTGTTGTTGAGCTTGTCGAGCATCCCGCCGTTCATCTGCTTGGCGACGTTGTTGTGGACGGCAACTGCACCCTTCATGGTGTAGATGCTCTTCTCCCACTTCTTGTCCGCCTTCTGACCACGCTTGACGTCAGCAGCACGACGAGCCTCAGCTCGCTTGCCCGCACGCGCATAGCCGACGGCGCCGCCGTAGCCACCGGTGCCAACACCGAGAGCGGTCTTGACCTTGTCGGACTTCGAGGCCGTGCCAGAGGCGACGCGCTCGAGGCGGGCAGTGGTCTTGTTGCGACGCACTCCCCACTTCATGCCCTTGACACCGTGGTGCTCAAGGAAGTCCTCTACAGATACGGGTCCACCGGTACCACCGGAGGATTCGGGTCGGTCCATGCGTCCTCCTCTCGGTAAACGTTGAGACGCCATTCCAGCTCTTCGATCTGCCGGCGGACGGCGTCGATGTGGTATGACGTTGTGGGCGGGTCGAACAGGAGCCGAACTCGGAGGAAGACGTAGGTCTTGACCGGATTCAGGTTCAGATCAGTGCCGATGAAGTCGGTCCACACGGCGGTGTCGTCGTCGATCATGAAACCGTCCACAGGACCGATGCCCAGCTGGGTCAGGGTCGAGAAAACGGAGTTGATGTGCATGATGATGTCTTCGTCGAAGGCCGGGTAGTCGGCGGGGATGCTGAGAACCTTCTTGGTGTTGGTCAGGATGCTGTCGCTCATGGTGTCACCTCCTTGATCGGTTACCAGAGCTTCGTGTCACCTGGCACACGGGGTGCGCGAGGCAGTGCAAGAAGCGATTCGTCGCCATAGTGGATGGCGTTGTGCGTGCGGTGTGTCGTGGTGATCAGAACTGACGTGTCTGATAGAACGTCGTCGCCTCGAGCGATCTCCTCTGCGGTCAGAGGGTTCATGTGGTGCACGAGGAGCCGACTGTGGATCTCAAAGCCCTCGATGCCGAGATCGCAGCCGTTGTCGCGGACGATTACCTCGTCACGGAGCAACTTCCACTCTCTGGATCGGTAGAAACCTTGGTTGATGTACCGATCGAAGCCGAACGTGGAGTGGCCGACGGTTCCTGGCAGCGAAAGGTAGTGGAAGCGCTCTTCGAACGTCTCCAGTCGCCTTAGCTGGCGATATGACCTAGTAATCGCCTTCATCGCCATCGTCCACCACCTGTCCAGCGTACGAACGCATCGCGTTGAGGGCTGTGGTGTAGAGCTCCTCTACTCTGGCGGCAGAAGCGATCTGCTCAGTCCTGGATCGGAGGAGTTCGTTCTCTTTCTGAAGCTTCTCCTGCTCTAGACGCTCTCGAGAAGTGCCTAGCCGCAGAAAATGCGTGACTACCTGTGCGGACGCGGTCCCTTCGCGGAGTTGCTTCTCAGCAAGGTCCACGGCGAGGGAAATCATCTGGTTCTCCCGAGCGTCGAGGGTTGTGGCAGGCCTGCGGCGCCGAGGAGTCGAATCCTCTGCTGACTTACGTGCTGCAGCCATGGTCACTCCCTTCGAGAGTCGAACTGCTACTGGGTTGCGTAGATGAAGAGCGTCGCGAGGATGATGTAGAACGAAAGAACCCACCAAAGGATCCTCGAAGTTCGCTCGAGCTTGTCGAGACGACCCAGAATCTCGTCGTGGGGCACTGGCTTCGGAAGTTGTGCTGACATTGCTCTCACCTTCTCTTGGTATCCCCGTGGTTGGTACCTAGTTCCGGAGGGTTTAGAAGTAGGATTGCTCCACCTTTTGGGACCCTCGGGGCATTTTTTGGGAGGCAGCCGATGCAGAGGGGGGGAGTCTTTCGCGACCCCCTCCCCCCCACACCGAACTGTGTCGAGTTCGATCAGATTTCTGTTTGCATTGTGCTGTGATGCGAAGCCGCGATGCTTGATCACTATCCACATTTGCTATGTTCTGATCAACTCTATTCAGTTGTTATTTAGTTGTACCGATCATGTGCTTCCCCACACACAATCAGCTCTTGACCACCTTTCGGTAGACACCAGCAACGTTCTCGCGAACGATCTCGTCAATGGCATCTTCGATGGCAAGCTCTTGATCTTCATCAGACAATTCATCTGATGTGATGACGATCCTTGCAAGGAACGAAAGAGTGTAGTAGCCACTGCTCTCGTCCCACTGGCGCCACTCATTGAAGTGAGTGAAGGGATCGAAAGGATTGTCGATCGTAGTAAGCATGGACTGCATGATCTAGATCCCTTCTACCCAAGCTCAGACTTGAGTGTGGTAAGGCCTACACCTAGAGCCTCTGCTACCTCTGCCTGCGTGTAGCCCTGCTTGAGCATGGCTTCTGCACGAGACTTCTTAGCATTGGTCATGACCTTGTCCACCTTAGGGGTGGCGAGCTTCTTGACATGCTCAAGGTCGGTGTTGGACAGGATGGATGTGAGTTTGGCGTTGCTGACAGCACCCGCTTGAATGGCATCCCACTCAGAAGGACTGATCTCAACAAGCTCTTTCTTGGCCCCAGTACGAAGCCTTGCCTTGGTCATCTCTTGAAACTTGAGCTTCTTGAGAGTCGCATCGTCCATGTCGGGCATGGCACGCCGCTTTGCGGAGATGGCGGCATTTGCAAGGATCTGGGCTTGCCTTTCGAGGGGGGCGTTCTTGAGAGCGATGTTCAACTTGCTGTTGAGGGAGGCCACTTCTTTTGCGTAGTGGGTGGCTGCACTAGGCGAATAGGGGATCGTCTTGGTAGTGACCGATTCCTTTCTTGCCTGGTTGGCCAGTGCCTTCAGCTTGTTGCTGTGCTCTGCATACACCTTCTCAATGGGCTGTCCTGAAGAGAGGGTGTGCGCATCGGTGGTCTCAGCCAGCTTCTTGGAGCGCTGCATCACCGTAGTGACGTTGCCCTTGGCATCAGTGCGGGTACGACCAGTCGGTGTGTATATTTTCTGCCCTGTGGCAGGGTCGACTGTGAAGTTCTGCTTCCGCTCTGCGACATCCTGCCTGGCACTGGCCCTAGAAATCAGGGTCGATGCGCCAAGACTCGTCTTTCCTGGAGTCGACTGATATTTGAGCTTGAGCTGCTTGATGCCGTTGTCGATTGCTGACTGCTTGTAGTTGAGGTGATGCTTCTCTGCGTCAATGACGACCATGGAGTGTCGAACGGCTCGAGCGAGCTCGACATTTGAGGCTCCGCGAATCGTCATATCCGTGATGAGGTTGGAGACATCACCCATCTCGAATCCCTTGGTTCTGGCCGACATGGGCTTCATGCCCTCATAGGCCTTGTACTGAGTCTTGGGATCGAAATCCTTCAGCCCAGCAAGGGTGTTCGAAGTCTTGACCTTCCCGTGATCGTTGGGAATGACAAGCACGGTGTCGCCATCGAAGTCTGCACCCGACAGCTTCTCAGCTACCTTGTGATGGATCCCAACAGCATCCTTCGCATTTCCGAGAGCTGCCTTAGCCGCAGGGTTGCGGTTGTTGACAGTGAGCTCAGGAATCTCGAATGTTCCACCGTGCGGGTGGCGTACCAGCACAACGCGCTGACCATTTCGATAGTTCGGCGCATAGATCTCGTTCTCCTTCACACTGTCGAACGGAAGGATCACGTGGTTTGCAGTCTTGGGCAGACCTGCTGCCTTCAGGTGCACTGCTGCCGAGTCGATGCTTTCAGCGTGAGCATCCAGCAACCGCTTACGAACGGCGGGGTTGGTCAGTGATGCGATCTCGTCAAGCTCGTTCTTCTTGCGCTCGTAAGTCATGTCGAGCTGCGACTTGGCGAGCGAAGGACTCTGCTTGGACAGGAACTGCGAGGACAGGTTACGAGACCACTGGTCCCATGCACCTTCCTCGTTGACGATGTTCATGACACCATGCTGACGGTCGATGATGGCTCCGAAGGGGTTCTCGGGATCCTCACCCATCTTCTTCATGGCATCGTGCTTCTTACCGGTGTCACTCTTGTTCGTGTGGAACTCGAGATCAACTCCCTTGGGCAGGTCATCCTTGTACATGGCCATGCCCTTGAGGTAGTGCGTTCCGTCTACCGCAATACGTACTTGCGCATAACGTGAACCGCCCAGTGAGACATCGTCGACTCCCGGACGAACATAGACCACGCCGTCAGCATGAGAGCCTCCCTGTTCTGCGTACTTGATCGCTACCCTCTTGGAGGATATGGACACGGGCGGGTGGATGCCGCCGTAGTTGTCGCCGCCGTCTTCGGTGAAGTCGGTGACCTGCTTGATCTCGCCACGCCTCTTGAAGACCTCGGAATATGGAACATCCGGCTTCGTGAGGACCTGGACCGTAGTCTGGTGACCCGTGCCCAACTGCTCCACCTTGACGTAGTGGACCTTGTAGCCCTCTTCCTTGAGGATGGCGATCGAGGTGTTCAGCTTGCCTCGGGTGATGCCGATGTGTCTCTCTACACCGACGCCAACGTCGACGAACTCCTTCTCGGCTACCTGCTTGCGCAGCATATCCGCAGTGTTGTGGAGCTGATCCACCTTGTTCTTCTGGCTAGGGGCGAGAAGAGAACGAACCGAGGACTCGTTGATCCCCATCTCCTTGCCGATGGCCACGTTCGACATGCCGGTGTCCTTGAGGCGCTGTGCCTGCGTGATATCGGCATTCTTGATCTGGTTGATCGCGATGGTCTTCTGAGCACGAAGCTGCGTGGTGGAGTACTTGTCGTCTCCAGTGGAGATACCGATACCCCGCGCAATCTCGGGCTCACTCAGACCCTGCTTGCGGAGTCCCTCGACGTAGCCAAGGAAGCTCCTGTTGTTCGCAGTCTCGTCTCCGCCAGAACCCCACGGGTATCGCCCAGACTTGCGGGGCGTGCCGTAGTGGGCGAAGCTGTCTTCGTCGAACGTGCTCACTGCTCCGCCGCCCTTCTGATGACCTCGATGCGCTTGTCGAATGTGACGATCCGATCCATGATGTGCGCGATGTCATCAGGGTCAGGTGTTGCTCCACGAACCTCATCGTTCTGGTAGATGCGAGTTTCGATCTCGATCTCGTGAGGCTTGAAGCGGTACTCCAGGCAGAAGAGAGCTGCGTACACATCGAGCTGATGGTGCGACGTGGGTGTGATCCCAGTCTTCAGGTCATGGATGCGCAGGAAGTTCTTCTTGAAGGAGATCGAATCCGCAGTGCCGAAAGCGTTGTCCGAGTAGTACAGGACCTGCTCCGACTTCATGCGATATCCGATTGCGTCGTTCACGTACATGTTCAGCGTGCGCTGTGCACGGGGCAACTTGATGCCGAGTCGGATTGCCTCATGGGCAAACTCATGAAGCTCGGTTCCGCGCCTTGACGCCAGTGCGGCGATGTAGACACGGTCCAGCTTCTCCTCGTCGTAGTTCACCCAGTGGTACTTGCTAGCGCTGAGGAACGCGTGTTGCCCTGCGAGGTTGGAATGCGCGTTGAAGAGCACTCAGAATCTCCTCTTCATTCTCGGGGTAGATGAAAGCGGCGAAGGCCATGTTGTCCAGGAGCTCGATGTAGTACTGCTGGTTCGGCTGAACCGGCGCATCGGCGTATCCCTTGACTTCAAGGACTGCCCACTTGTCGTGGTGGAGAATGGTGAGATCGGGGAAACCTTGGAGATATCCAGAGTCGTTCTTGACGATGATGCAGCCTGGGAACATGTGCTTCAGTTCCGTGATGAGCTGCCTCTGGTAATCTGCTTCTCTCATGTGCCCTCCTAGTTTCGCAAAAAGAAGGGAATATGAGTAGAGTTTAGTCTACCCCTTCTACCATAGCCCACGATTCTGTTACGAACTGATACCTATTCCACGTCAAACAGGACAAACCTGTACATGATGGGGAAGACCGGCATACCGCTCGATACAGATCGCAGGATGTCTCGCTCCAACAGACCAAAGTGCTTGGCTGCATCAGCAGAGTTCTCGAAGATCTCTTCCGTGTCCACACAGAGAAGCCTCGTGACGATCAGAGGGCTCACCATGCGGAACTGACGGTGGTAGCGCTTAGCGAACCAGTTAGGTCGCCACGCCAAGTTGTCGACGTCGTTGTTGGCTCGGTTGCCATCCTTGTTGATGACACAGTCGCCGGGCTCTCCGCCAGGGAGGAAGCAGAGGGCTACCAACGAGGCAACCCCATGCACCTCCTGTACGTTCTCGTCCCGGTTCATCATCCCGACCTTGAGGACACCCGCCTGGTTGTACGACGGCTTGAGGATGCGACCCGTGTAGTCGTTACGGATATCCCCCATGTCACTCACTGAGTAGCCAGGGTAGCCAAGGTGTGCCAGATCATGCCACTCCATGGAGCTCCTCCTTTAGGGTTGTTGTGAATACGGTTTCCGAAAAGTCCTTGTGATTACAATCATGATACCTTTTAGGTACTTTCTTTGCGCGTACAAGAAAGTGTTTGTATAGGTATTTCACAAGGTTTTGTGCTCACCAAGTACGTTTTTCGTTGAAAGACTGCTTGTGGTCCAACGAATGCTTGATCTGCTTGTCGATGTATGACCTCGAAAACAGGACATAGTAGTGCAGATCGGTGTAAAGGGTGTTCAAACGGTCAATTCGTCCGAACGCTTGCTGCCAGTTCTTCCAAGAGTAGGTAAGGCTCCAGAAGACCATCGCGTCCGTAGTCGTACAGTTCCACCCTTCACTACCCGCCACGTACTGGACCAGGTACACCCAGCTATCACCGTCTGGCAGTGGTTGGTGCTTGTGGCCGTTCCACTCAGCCACAGTTGTCACGCGTGCCAGGCTCCTCAGCATCTCCAGCTCGTAGTCGAAGTTGTAGAAGATGATCAACCTGTCGTGGATCTCGAGGAGCTCGTGTACCTTCTCCAGTCGATCTAGGTCACTGTTCACGACCTTGCGCATCACGCGGTACTGCTCGCCCACGTCCTTCAGTGGCCTGTCCTCGTAGACGTGCCACCGCCGCTTAAGGACGCGGTCGAACTTCTCGCAGTCGAACTCAACGTCGACCCAGTGCACCTCCCGCTTCGTGTGCCGCTCGTACGGCATCTCGACGAGAGTCTGCTCCCTCAGTGCTAGGAGCTTTCGGACTCCGAGGTAGCGATCCACCTTCGGGAACTTACTACCGTACCTGTAGACGACGTGCTCGTGCTTGAACTGCGTGCGATTCTTATAGTGCCCATTCGCCACAAACACGGGTATATAATCCAACCACGTGTCCCCAGGAGTAGCACTAAGTAGGATCCACGTATTCCTTTTCGCGATCTTAAGGAAGCTCTTGGTCCAAGCTCCACTCCCCACAAGCCGCTGTTCGTCCAGAATAAAGAACGCACCTTCCACCTCCGTGTACTTGTGCAGGTTGTTCCATGAGTCGACAGTGAGGAGCCCCTGCGTGGTTGCGTCCTTCTCCTTGCCGATACCGTACCGGGCAGCTTCCTCGTCCCAGTCCAGTGAGTCGCGCTTCTTTGCGGTGGTGATGACGTAGAGGTTCTTGGGAGCCTCGTTGTCCATGTAGTACTGCATCGCTGTGAGCGACTTACCAGTACCCACACCACCCCACAGAACGCATCCGTTGTGCATCTTTCCGAGGGCCTCCTCCTGGTGTGGGTAGAGCTTCACCGGATGACCTTCTTCAGGAGCAGGATGAACCCCACAGCGCAGACGGCCGTACACGCCGTGGCAGTGACGATCTCGTTGATGGTGTCCTTGACGTCGACGTCCAGCTTCAGCGTGACGCTCAGGTCGTGGTCGTGCTTGAACTCGTTCGGGATACCCTCGAGCTTCATCAGATCTCCTCTACCTCTAGCCCGACGACGCGGGGCACACGTGTGACGGAACCGGTGAGTGCCGGGTTGTTCGGCATCCGGTCGAGGCGAAGCGCCCCAACGAGCATGGCCGTGGCGGGACTGTCTGCGCGCACCTCGAGGGTACGTGTCTCAGTCACCTTGTACGTTCTCATCGCTGGCATATCATAGCTCCTTTTAGGTATCGACTCGGAAAGTTATAGCCAGTGGAAGGGTGGGTGGGAGGAATCCAGGCGCGTCCCAGACTCCCCCCACCCACGTCGCTGTGCCCTTTTTAGGGGCGTCGCATTGGTCTCACCTCCTTACACGTGCGTATCAAGGGGTGGACTGCCATCGCCAACTGAATGCTGCGGGCAGTATGTCTCTAAGCTTTACCGTCCGTACACGTCAGGGACTGTCGGCCCCTCTATTCCAAGGGGTGTGTGACGGTACTTCCCACGTGGGCACAACCGGGGCATTGTCGTTTAAGTCTTAGCGAACTCGCTTGGTCCGCAAGACCCCACCGCACTAGGCCTAAGGGATCCTAGTCGTTGAGCGGGAAGACGATGATCCCGCTCGCCCGCATCTTCAGGTAGTTCACGTAGCTCTCGACCGAGATGCCACGCTTGAACGCCTTCTGCTCGAGCTTCTTCTGGCTGTAGCCGTACTTGGTCTTGCCCATATCAGACCTCCGTGTAGTAACAGGGCGCCGAGATCATGTGGACCTCGGTCGGGGACTCGCTCCACTGTCCGCAGACACAGTCGTCCGGGAACGTCTTGATTCCCATGGGCTGCTGGAACTTGAACTGCCCTTCGGCAGGCTGACCCTCGAGCATGACCTCGACGAAGTCCTTGTCGCCGAAACGCTCGAAGTAGATCGACTCCGGCTCGCTGCGCCTGAGGAAGTGCTCGACCTGCTTGTACAACAGATCGGTCATCTTCTTCGGGCTGATGCCGGCGGGTGCTCCGTACTGAGCGAACACCAGGAGCTGCGCCAGGATCTTCTCGGCTTCCTGCAGCTCTTCCTCGACGTTGGGGTTGGACATATCTCTCCTTAGAGCGTTGTGAGGATGGAGGTTACGACCACGAACGTGATGAGGATTGCAAAGACCCCACCAAGAGCGTAGTCGAACCACCTAGGGGGTGGGCTGGATGCCATCGTGATCGAACGCTGCCTTGAGCAGGTCCTTGACGGGCTCCTCGAGGGACTCGAACGTCCCGGCGAGCTCGAAGCCCTTCTGGAACGCCGTGTCCGCGTAGATCTTGAACCCCTGCGAGGACTTGAGAACCCAGTCACCCACCGATGCACGCGACTGCTTCTGGTGCAGGGGGTGCAGGACGGCGACCTGGATGTGCTTCTTGCCGGTGTGCGGGTTGGTGTTGACGTCTCCGCCCGACCACTGGGCGACCTCGTAGAGGTTCTCGTCGGTGACCTGGACGGCCTCGACCGTGAGGGGCTTGCGGGTGTACATAACGGTCTGCATGGTTGATCCCTATCGGGTTGTGGGTGGGTCTTTCGTCTCGCGCTTCTTGGCCAGTTCGTCACCGAAGTGATTCTTGGCGAGAAGGTCGTACATGTGCCCGGCATGGCCGGCCGAGGCTACGAATGCTCCGAGGCAGAACCCCACGAACAGACAGCCCAGGCCGACCAACACCAGGAGGAGCCAGTTCACTCCTCGTCGGACGCGTACTTGAGCTCGAGTGCGTCCTCCTCGATGGTGACGTAGATCGACTGCAGGTACGCCTTCACGCCGGTCTTACCGTTGACGACCCACTCGTACGGGCCGACGATCAGGTCGACGTTCTTGATGTCAGCAAAGTCGAGCACGCTGACCTCGTCCTCGCCCAGGTTCGTGCGGCCACGAGAGGTGACCATGACGACCCGAGGCGGACGGCCCTTGAAGTTCACGGCGACGGTCAGGTAGGGCTGGTCCTCGTCACCCTCCTCGCGAGCCTTGAGGACCTTGACGTTCCAGCCGTCCTTGGCCATCTGCTCCGCGGTCTTGTCGTCCAGGAGGACGGCGAAGTTGCGGTCACCCTCGCGGTTGTACTGCCCCTCCTTGCCGGAGAAGTTGCGGAAGATGATGCGGACGTTCTCCATCACCACGTTCTTGTCGTTTGCAGCCATGTCTAGCTGTCCTTCCTATCGCTGATGCCGGCGTTGTTGAGGTTGATCTCGCTCTTGCCAGTGACAGGGAAGTCGTTGAGATCTACAACGGCCTCCCCGATCACTCGCCGTTCACCCCTGATGTAATACACCACGGGCACTGTCTTGGTCATTCTTCTGGAGCCTCCTCGTCTTGGTAGACGACCTTGTCGACCTTCTTGTAGGCGTTGATGTACCACTCGCCGTCGTCCCCGTTGTGGGTGACCTCGTAGTACATGCCGTCGGGCAAGGTCGTTGTGATCCACGTCTTGCTGTGCTGCAGCGTCCGGCTGAACTGGATGATGAACAGCTCGTCGATACCGAACGTGAGGTGCTTGTTCGTCTTGAACAACCACGTCTTGATGTAGTCGAACGTGATCTTCTTTGCGTGCTCCATGTCGTCGAAGTACTCACGTCGGAACACCTGACTTCCGTCCATCACTTCCCCTTCTTGGGGGTTGAGGGCTTGAAGAGCTCGTCCAAACGCATGACGAGAGGGTCCGGCCTGAAGAGCCGGTTGAGGAGCGCGTCGATCCAGCGGTCGAACTTGTTGGCGGTCTTGATGCCACCCTTCATATCACTTTCTCCTTCTTGGTCAGTCCGTGAGATCCTCGTAAGGAACGAACTTCTCGATAGTCCGCACTGCCTCTGCGGCGAGGTTGTCGAAGTACGACATGTCGATCTTCTCGGCCAGGTCGAACTGCGCGTACTGGTTCACCATGTCCGCTTCCACCCAGAGGTGGTTCTTCGTGCCGGTCACAGCGAACTTCTTGTCGTCCTTGATGCGATAGAGCTTGGCGCCGACCTCACGAACAGGGATGAACCTGCCAGTGCGTCCGACGTGGATCATGCCCTCTGCGATTGCCAGAGGACGGTCGTGCTCGAAGTCGAGATACATGGCGCCCTGCATGACACTGCGAGTCTCGCACAGGTCATCGAACGTCACCTCCTCGGCCGTGAAGAGCGTCTTGAAGACGTATGAGTGCTGGAACTGCGCACCCACAGCCTTCCACTTGCCCTTCTCTCGTGCCACGAACACGGCATCGTTCACCAGACACATCTTCTCGTAGGTGCCCTCGTGCTCGAAGTCGTAGCCGTACTTGTGCCCGAACTTGGTGACGAAGTCGATGATGAACTGGTCAGCGTTCGGGATCTTGATCGAGTCGGTCTTGATGTGTGCGACCGTGTACCCGAGCGCCTGCACCTCGTGCTGCAGGTCGATCATGAACAGCGCCCCACGCTTGGCAACGATGTTGTCTTTGTTGCGCGGGTCACGGAACGCGTTGTCGAACTTCGCGCTCGTGAGGCCGTACACGATGTTGATGACGATCTTCAGCGCGTACGAAAGCGCTTCGGCGTTCTCCTGATCGTCGAGATACGGAGCGAGCTTTCCACCCAGCATCTTTTTTGCCGAGTCGTACTGGCCGTGCTTGATCGCGATACGAGCAGCCTTCAGTGCCGAGAAGTTCTTCGTGTACTTCCCGAACAGGTTGAGCTGCTCGATCGAGGTGGGGTGCATGGACGCGATGTCCAGAACTGCGACGTCCTCGTAGTAGCCAGGTTCGGCGTAGACATATCCGCCTTCACCGGGCTCGATGCCGCGGTAGGTGGACTTGCCGTAGTCGAACTCGTACCCCGGGAACATCTCGCTCAGATCGGTGTAGACGAAGGACCGGTTTGCTTCCTTGTCTCCCTCGAAGACGATCTTCGCGGTGTGGTTCTGCGTGGTGGTGTTGATGGACAGACCCGAGAGGTCGCTCAGGATCCGACGAGCGATGAAGTCCTGCTCGCGGTCCTCGAACACGGCCTCGGTGAGCATCACGTCGTTGACGCAGTACTCGACCACGGCGTCGACCATGTCGTCCGGAACCGGCTGGTCCCACGGGATATCCATCTCCACGTGGTGCAGACCGAGCTCCACTCCGAAGAGCTTGAGGCTCTGCTTCTTGGACGAGAAGTCGAAGATGTCGGCGTAGCTGAGGTTGTAGGCCTCCCCGAACATCGCAGACCGGTTGTTGCTGACGATCTTCTGGCTGAGCTCGTAGAGCTGCTCGTTGCTGTAGCCCATGAAGCGGGCGTACAGGATGTGGTTGTCGTACCGACGGTTGTTGTAGCCGATAAGCTTGAGCTTGAACAGCTCGGCCACCTCGGCAGGAGTCGGGTTGATCATCCGGACGGTCTCGCCGTCACCCATGTACTTCCAGCAGATGACGAAGAGGTTGGGGTACACCTCGACGTCGAAGAACACAGGAACGCCCAGAGCGTCGTCTGCGCTTGCCTGCGTGTAGGCCTCGGTCGCGTTCTCCGACTGGAACTGCATCTTCATGACGATCTTGATGCACTCCATGGCCTTGTTCGAGCTGTTGTTCGCGAACGCCAGGATGCGAGGCTTCATGTCAGTGAGGTCGTAGACCATTCCCGACAGGTAGGCGTCGTCCAGGATCTTGTAGATGAAGTCGATCGAGGGCTTGGTGCCCGGGTGGATCTCCTTGCGCAAGTTCCTGGCGATGAGGTCCCGAAGTCCCTTCTCGCTCTGGATGGTTGTTGCTGGCAGCATCTTCTTCTCCTTCATAGGAAGCCCGCTGTTGATCGTGGCGACCGGGATGTGGTTGCACTTGGACAGCTTGCGTCGAAGAGCTGAGCCACCCGAATAGACCTTGATCTCGATTCCGTCCGAGTAGTTCGGACTGAGTTCACTCACGTCACCGTCGTAGATGTAGTGGAGATGGACCCCCGAACCCGACTTGGAGAGCTCGGCGTACGTAGGAGGCCAACTACTAGCTGCCTCGAGGTTCCTCTCGAGATCCTTGCCACCACGCGGTCCCTTGAGATCGAAGTCGATCACAATGTGTTGCTCGGGAACCTTGACGTAGTGCACCTTCTTCGTGTCGATATCCGTAAGCGTCGTCTTTACACTTACCCACTTCTGTGCAGGGGTGTCGTTATCGGTAGCGTACTGCGCCGGATACTCGCAGTAGTCCGTGTCGAACACCGAAACCGTCTCGTCGAGGACCAACGAGAAGTTGCCTTCTTCGTTCTTAGGCGCCTTGAACATGCCCGCGAACTGGAAGCCTTCGTAGTAGCTGTAGTTCTGCACGCCGTCGACCATCTTGCGATCGTGGTACTCCTTGAAATAACCACGCAGTTCCTCGCGCACCTGGTGCCTCTGAAGAACCTTCGTGACGTTGGAGTCAGCGCAGTACTCCTTGTACAGGGCATATGCCTGCCCAAGGGTCGTACCGTCCTGCGCCTTGAACACGTCGAAGTTCGCCTCGATGAAGTTGAAGAACACGTTCGTCTTGAACAGCATCTTCGTCGGGACGTAGTCGTCGTAGTAGTTCTTCCCCATCGCGCGATATGTCTCACGGCAGTGCCACGCGATCGCGCCCAGCTCGAAGTCGATACGAGTCATGAGCGTCTTGTAGTGGCGGGGGGCGAACTTCGAACCCGTCGGCTCACAGTCAAGCAGTCGACGGATAAGTCCCGAGTTACGGTCCGAGATCTTGACGTCGGAGTTCGTACCAAGGAACAGCATTGCGTTGATCTTCGTGGTGTAGCCGGCCTTGTACTTCTCGTTGACCCGCATCTCCTCGTGGGCGATGATCGAGTTCAACTTCGTGTTGTCGGTCAGCTTGGACAGGTCGCCGTCATGCTGAATCGCAATGAGCGGACCTCCACTGAAAGCCTCAGTGGCGAAGTCCTTGTTGGCGTTGGCCAGGGCACTTGCCTCGAACGTAGTCCAGTAACCCATGAAGAGCTTCTGGATGATGTTCAGGATCGTGCTCTTACCGGTACCAGCAGAGCCGTACAGCACCAGGAACTTCTGGATGGTCTTTGCGTCGCCATCGACAACAGCGCCGATAGCCCACTCGATTTTTGCCCGCTCCTCTATGGAGTACAGGCCTCCCACAAGTTCGTCCCATGCGCTGTAATCTCCAGGCTCTAGGGCATACGGCAAGCGCTTGCTTGCGTAGTCTTCCTTCTTGACCTCTGAGTTTGCCCAGGTCAAGTTCTGGTCCAGCATGTGGTTGTTGTCACCGATGGAAGCGCAGAACTCCTTGAACTGCTTCCAACTGCGCGTCGAGTACGAGCCCATGTCCTTGACGACGGATATCCCACCGAGGTTGTCCGCGTAGGCGTAGAGCTCCTTGTCGACGAGCGCAGCGACGTGGTACTCGTCCGTAGACCAGAGATGAGCTTCCTCATCCCAGATCGCGTAGAACGAGCGGCCACGAACCATGAGGTCCTTCGTTCGTCCAACTCTGAACTCCGGGTAGATCTCTGTCACGCCGCCGCGTGCTTCCCTAGTAGCGATCTTGAAGAAATCCACTTTACCTCCTCCCTATGAGTGTTCGATCACATATGCCCCGAGCTGGTACCAAAGCTCTACCTTAGTTTGGTCGCGGTCGGGATTACGCAAGGGGAAGAGTCCTCCTTGGCCGTCGGCGTCGTACGTACGGAACGTCAGTCTTTCTGTCACCTCCTCGATATCCTTGGGACTGAACTTGGTTGCGTCGTTGTACTCGTGTAGGCCCAGATTCTGCATCAGGTGCCAGAACCAATCCTTTGGGTTACTGTCCGTCTCGAATGCCAGTCGTCGCGACAGACCGATCAGCATCTCGAGATATGAGCAACCCATCCCCATCCAATCCGGGTCGACCTCCGGAATCTCGCAGTCGAGCATGAACTCAAGCCGCAGTTCGCGACCATCGTCAGCACGTGAGTCATCGTTCGGAACGAACCAAACGAACTCAGTCGTGAAGAGCTCTCGTGCGAGTTTCCAGAAGGTCCGACGCGGTGACTTCAGGTCAGGGTTGCCGATGTTGCTGTAGAGCCACACCAAGTACAACTCATCCAGCGGCTGCGACATCACTCATCGTAGCTGCGGAACTTGCGGATGCCGGGCCGGTCCTCGTGCTGCAGACCGATCCCATGGACGATCTCCGCGTACGAACCCTGTGCCCGGATGACCTCGAAGTCCATGTCGATCTTCGGGTTCCGGATGTAGAGCACGTTGTTGTCGCGAGATCCGTGGCCGAACCGCGTGAGGTTCTGCTCCCCCACGATCCCGTCGATGTCCTCGACCAGGCTGTCGTCCTCGGCAGCGAGAACCTCATCGACCTCGTACCACGTCAGCGTCTGCGTGTTGAAGTCGCTGTTGTAGAACTCGTCGTGCTCGAGGATATACGGAGCGTCGGTTGTCCGCGCCGCCTCCTCGACCTCGGGGTCCCACTCGCTGGTGGGCGTGGCATCCGTGAAGACGTTGTGCGACACCTCGGTCAGGTCTTCGTCGTCCGGAGCGTCGTTGTCGATCGTGATGTAGCGCACGACCTCCTCCTCGTACTGCTCCTTCAGGTCCTCGTCGTTGTTCAGGAGAGCCTCAGCGGCTTCCTGCGGCGTGTCGAAGATCTTCTTGTGCGTCGCCATGTGGGTGTAGAAGGTCGTCGCGTTGGCGATCTCCTCCTCCAGCCGGCGGTCGTACTCGTCCTGCATGGCCTTCTGCATCCCGATGTGGACGCCGACGCCTGCAGTGATGCCCGTTCCGACGACCGCCACCATCGCAACCCAGCGAGGAATGGGGGCCTGAAGATATGCCTTGATGTCCATGGTTCCTCCTAGATCTTGTTGTAGATGACGCCGTCGACGTTGAAGTCGAGCAGGATGGAGCGCTCAGCGCCGTTGACGAAGTCACGCTTGGCGTCCGTGACCGGGTTGAAGATGCCGAAGTCGATGTAGCTGTCGCCCTCGTCGCCCTCGTAGATCCAGCCGACCACGGCACCGGCCGAGGAGCGGTCGAGCCCGATCATGTCGTAGACCTCGTTCAGGAACACGTGGCCGCGAACCTTGAGACGGTCGTTGATGTAGTTCTGCTGGCACTTCAGGAAGAACATGTTCTGCTCTGCGATCGGCGTCCAGTTCCTCGAGTACTCGTCGAAGAAGCGGGCGTAGGGCGAGTGGTCCTTGATCTCCTTGGAGCTCTTCCGAACCCCGTCCTCGACGAACGTCTGCTTCTGCAGGTCGATGCCGGCGACGACGTAGTGAAGCTCTCGCTCACGGTCCTCACCGATCTCGGCAGCGACGCGCTCACGGTACGTGTTGTACGAGCGCTCGAGGGCAGCGTAGGCAGCCATGACAGCCGCGTTCCGCTTGGTCAGGATGTTGTGCGAGCCGGCCAGGCACGACACGCCGAGACCACCGATGATGATCGCCGGGCCATAGGCCTTGGAGACGTCCGTGGCGATGCGGATCCAGACGACGGTCTTGTCCTGGACACGGTCCTGCTCCGTGTAGCCGCTGTGCTTCATCGAGTTGATCTGGTCGAGCGTACCCAGGTGCTCGTCGAGCTTGTCCTGGATGTTGAGCGTGGCACGGCAGGCGAGAACCGTACCGACGCCCACGCCGACGAGGCCGACGCCGAACATGATGTGCGGGGAGTTCTTCTTGGCCTTCAGCAGCGTCATGGACGCAGTGCGGGTGACCTTGGCGAGGTTCATCTTCATGGGTATCTCCTTGGTTGAGTGGTCGTGGATATCAGTCGAGCGGTTCGGGCTTCGGGAGGTTCAGCAGGTAACCCTCACGACTGCGGGTCACCCCAGCACCACGAAGATCGACCCAGCCGTACTTCTCGTCGGTGAAGTCGCCGGTGATCCCGACGAGCTCGTACAGGTCGCTGACGGACGCGGAGTCGTACCGGTCCACCAGATCGAACAGACGCGTGATGACCTCTTCGGCCTCGGCGCGGGTTGCCAGGAAGATCTCGTCGAAGTTGTGCGCTGCACGGGCACGACGGCTCATCTGGCGAGGCTCCTCCTTGCCGTAGCGGCTGACGCTGCTGCCCGGCTTGGAATATCCTCCGTAGTTCGTGTGACCGGTGGCGTACGAGGTTCCGCGTCCACGACGACTGGGCGACTTGCCCTCGCCGAAGAGCATCCTCTCGATGCCGGTGCTGACCGCGTCAGACACCATGTCCTTCGCTGCCGGGAGCAGAACGTCATAGGCCACGTACTCCCAAACGCTGCTGGCGTCGCCACCGATGAAGATCTGCTGGAACCGCTTGCCGAGACCCGGCTTCTTCCGGATGACCTCGCTGGTCGTGACCTGCTCGATCTTCTTCGGCTCCTTCTTGGGCTCAGGAGCCGGCTTCTTGCTGTGAGCGTTGCTGGGGTATTCCATGGTGCTCCTAAAAATAGAAAGCTCAAATACCTTGTTTAGGGGTATTCGGGCTTTGAGGCTTCTAGCTCTGGTTGGCGGTCTGGGTCTTGACTTCGTTCCACGCGGCGATGATCTCGTCGATCTTCATGTCGGTGAACTCTTCCGCCTTCTCCGAAACCATCCATCCCAGGGTGAACGCGGCCACGTACACGTAGACCTTGTGATGGGTCTTGGTGATGTGGGTGTTCGCCGTGATGATGTTGGCTGTGGTGAAAGCGACAGAGTTTCCGACAACGATCTTCGTGATCTGCTTGGTGATCTTGGTCTTGTCCATTGTCTTCTCCTTTGGTAGGGGTCTCATTATAGGACCCGTTTTCTACGCGACGGGGGCGCCTTTTTACATGGGGGGAACTGCCTCGGCGGTCGTTTAAGATCAGCATCCGGAATAGGGTGAGACCCCTACAAGAGAGCCCTTGCTGATCCCCCTCCCTGCGTAGCTTTCTAGCCCTGGTTGGCCTTCCAGGCCTCGAACTCCTCCTGCGACATCGCAGCGAAGTCAGCGGCCAGCGGACGTGCCGCGGACTCGACGTTCTCGAGGTTCTCCTCCGACACCGGGACGGCGGGGATCTCGACCTCAGCCGGAGGACCGGCCTGCTCGGCCTGCTGCGCCTCGACGGCCTCAGCGAGCTTCTTCGGGATGACGTTGTTGACGAACTCGGCCGCGGAGCCGGCGTTGGTGGCCAGCTCGACGAAGAGCTGCGAGTAGGCCTCGGTGCCAGCGAACTCCTTGACGAACTCCGGGTCCTTGTCGAAGCCCCTGCCGTTGGCCGATCGCTGACCGACGGACATGAGGATGATCTTCTTGAACGTCTCGATGATGACCTTGCCGTCGTTCGAGGCGATGATCTTCTGGAGGTTCTCCGTGAAGCCGTCCTTCTCGCTGACCTCGAGCTCGACGAGCTCCGCCTGCGTGACGTGGAAGTAGAAGTCCTCGGTGATCTCGACGCCATCGAAGTTCGGGTAGGTGATGGTCTTCTTGTACATGCTCGTATCCTTGTCTGTGGTTGGGCAAAGCAAAACCTAAAGTCCTTGTTAGGGGGCTTTAGGCTTCGAGGGTCTACTGACTATCGGGTCAGTATGACGGCTCAGGCGTCGACGTTCTCGGTCTCGTCGTCGGAGTTCAGCTTCGACAGGACGAACACCGCACCGACAACGGCCACGGTGGTGGCTGCTGCGATGGCGATGAACTTCTTGTTGAAGCGGATCTTCGGCTCGACGGGAAGGGAGGTGATGTCGTGGACCTGGTCGGTCATGATCTTTCCTTTCGTAGATGGGTAGGGTTCTCACTATAGGGCGTGTTTTCTACGCGACTAGTGGAGCCGGTGGTAGTCCCTGATGGGCGCTGTGTGGTACCCGACGTAGATGCAGGGCTTGTCGTTCTCCGCGAGGACGGTGCTGAACTCGAGTTCGAGCGACTTGTCGAGGTTCCAGCCCACCTCCGTGGAATATGCCGTGCCAGCGAGCCCGATTCGGTCGTAGAAGTCGGTCAGACTGGCGTAGTTGTCGCTCATGATCTGCAGATTGACCTGGGCCTCTGCCCGACGAAGGGTCTCGATGCTGCTCTGGAAGAACCGTCCTGACATGGAGTCCATGCAGAGGACGTCTCCACCAGCAGTGACGTAGATATCCGTGGGCGGGTTCGCATTGACCCGGTCCTGGGCGATCTCGTCACGGTACTTCTGCTCTCGCTTCTCGCCGACCTTCTCCTCGATCTTCTCCCGGTACTCGGTGAAGGCCTTCTCGGAGAGCGTGTAGGCAGCCGCGACTGCTGCAGCGCGCCGCGATCCGATCCTGTTCGCTCCCACGATGCAGACGATCGTGAGACCTCCGGCGATGACCGGGGGGACGAAGACGAGCCAGGTCAGCTTGAACTTCTCCATGGGCTCCAGAGGGTGGCTCTGCTGCTCCAGGTCGAGCAGACGCTGCTCCTCGGTGATGAGGTCAAGCGCCTTGATGGTGGCCTTGCCGGTGAGATATGCGGTACCGACGACGCCCACGACAGCGATCCCGGTCAGGATCTGAGGCGAGTTGTCGACCGTGATCTTCTCCGCTCGCTTTGCGATATCAAGCAGTGTCATTCCTGTACTCCTCTACGGTCTTGAAGATATGGTCGTCGCGAAGTGCCTGACGCTTCTTCTTGACAGCGTCCTCGTAGCCCTCGTTCACGCCCAACTGGATGACGCGTCCCATGGCTTCCCAGTCCGTCAGGACTCGCCACTCGTTCTTACGCGCCTTGCGCTTCTTGTGCTGCTCCCACAAAACTGCAGCGAGAGCGGGGCCACCGAACATGATGATGACGAACCAGAGCTCTCGTACGGCTCCCATATCAACAGCCATCCTCTCCTGGGTGCGCACACGTGACGCACAGGTCCTTGGTGCAGGGGTCAACCTCATAGCCCATGATCTCGCCGCACCAGGTGCAGGGGCGATCCTCAAGGGCCAACTTGAGCCAGACTTTCTCGTCGATCTCCCAGATCCCTTCCTCCTTGGTAGGACGGATCTTCGACGCCTTGAGCTTGTTGTGACGGAACAGGTCCATCAGCGCTTGGGTCGTGATGGGATATGAGATGATGTCCGGGTGGTCGAAGGTGAGTTGCTTCACGAACGCACCTCGCGGACGAACACCCAGATCAGCCAGAACCCGCCGGTGAGGCAGGTCATGATGACGTCGAACAGGAACGATCCGAAACCGTAGTGACGGCCGGCACGGGACATATCAGACTCCGTTCGGGGTGATCTGGAACTTGCGGTTGGCGGTTGCCAGGCGGACCTGCGACTCGACGAACTGGCGGGCGTTCTCCCAGTTGTCCAGGCTGATCCCGGTCTTGTCGTGCAGTTCGAGCATGTCGGCGGCGAGGCCGGCCTGAACCGTGTGCACGCTGCGCAGGATGTCGATCTCGTACTTGTGGTCGGTGACCAGTTGCTGAGCCATGGTGCCTCCTTGGGTAGGCCTCGGGATGAGGCAAAAGAATGAGAGGTTGTATCCCAACGTCATGTTGGTTTACTGATCCTTGGGGGATCTCTCTCACTATAGGACATGATTTTGTCGCGAGGGCAAAACCTAAAGCCCTTGTGGGGCTTGTCGGTTTGGGACTACTTCTTCTTGTTCTCCTGGTGCTCAGTGTACTTGTTGTACACGTAGCCGACGGTCAGAAGGACGGCAGCGGCCATCGCAACTTCGGCAGCCGCGAGTGCGGTTTCCTTGGCGATGACCTTGCCGACGATCTTGGCGTTGGCCGTAGTGAACAGGGTGCTGGTCATTTCGGGGTCCTTAGATAGTAGGGGTCTCAATATACCCCTTGTATCCCATGCGACCCTTATGTCCGATTTGCACCTTTGTTTCCAGGATTTGTCCCCCCCGGGATTTTTGCAAACACAAAGTCCGAGAAAAGGCAAAGCTTAGACGGC